GAAGGAGGTAAGTAATGGCAATCCCCGTCCTTATTCTCGGCGCGAGCGGCGCGGGCAAGACCTACGCGCTGCGCAACCTGCCGAACGATGCCTACGGGCTGGTCGAGTGCGAAAAGACCATGCTGCCGTTCCGCGGCGGCAAGAAGTTCGCGCGAACCAAGGACTTCAACCAGCTGGCCGAGGTGGTCAAGGCGTACTCGGAGCGGTACCCCATCGTGGTGGTCGATGACTTCGGCTACTGCATCACCGACATCTACATGCGCGGCAGCTGGGGCGACGAGAAGTACCGCGACCAGTTCGAGGTGTATAAGGAGATAGCGGGCCGCGTGTACCGCTTCATCGAGTTCGTGAACGACCTGCCCGGCGAGGTGATCGTGTACCTCACGATGCACACCGACGTGGACGCGGCTGGAAACCTCGTGCCCGCCACCGTCGGCAAGCTGCTCAACGAGAAGGTGAATCTGGTCGGCATGTTCAACGTGGTCGTGCTCGCCGAGACGAACGGCACCGACCACCGCTTTGTGGTGTCCAACAAGCCGCCCGCGAAGTCGTGCGGCGCGTTCGACACCGACGAGATACCAAACGACGTGGCGCAGCTCGACAAGGGGCTACGCGAGTTTATCGGGTGGGGCGGCGATGGCGCTGCCTAGCGCCGAGACCGTGGGCGAAATGCTCGCGGCCTGCAACACCCGATACAACCAGCTCATGGCAGACGGCTGCGCGGAGCAGGTGGCGCTCGACAGAACGTGGGACGCGTATTGCTGCGCATTCCTACAACTGGCCGTCCACTGCTTCGACCCACGCGACCGTCTGTTTGAAAGCAAGCTAAGGACCATTAGGAAGAAGGGTTAGACAATGCGCTCATTCAACTGGAACAGCATCGAATCGTCCACCGATGGCGGCTTCACCCCGCTGCCCGCTGGCCAGTACGTGGCCCGTCTGGTCGAGATGAAGGACAACGAGGCCAAGGAGTACGTGGAGGCCATCTACGACATCGCCGAGGGCGAGCACGCCAACTACTACTCCGACGATTGGGGCAAGAGCCACCCCTACGCCCACCACTTCTTCATGAGCTACAAGGAGACCGCGCTGGGCATGCTCAAGGGCCGTCTGGAGGCAATCGCGGCGTCCAACCCGGGCTTTGACCCCTTCGCCGCGTGGGACGCTGGCCGCCTCGACATCTTCGTGGGGCGTCTAGTCGGCATCAATCTGCAAGAGGAGGAGTACGAGCGCAACGACGGCGAGACGGGCACGCGCCTGAACGTCTGTCAGGTCGTGAACGCGCAGGACGTGCGCGACGGCAAGGTCAAGGCACGCCCGAAGAAGGAGCTGCGCGGCGGAGGCGCAGGCCGCGTGGGCGGGGGGCAGGTGGTCGGCTCTACGCCCTACGGCGGACCCATCCCGTTCGACTAGCAAGGCAGGGGGCGGCGCTTCGGTGCCGTCCCCGTTCTATCCGAAGGGGTGACCCGTGGTTATATACGAGGACACGCGGCAGCAGAAGGGGAAGCACGAGTCCAAGCGCGCATGGTTCGAGGCACACGGCATAGAGGTCGTGCGTAAGAAGCTGGACGCGGGCGACTACGCGACCGACCAGTCCAACATCCTCATCGACACCAAGCGCAACCTCGCCGAGGTGGCCATGGACGTGGGACGCGATCACGACCGCTTCGCACGCGAGATGGAGCGGGCGAGGGACGCGGGATGCAGGCTGGTCGTGCTGGTCGAGGTCGGATTTCCCTACCGCTCAACCGAGGACGTGACCAAGTGGGTGAACGATACGTGCAAGCGCTGCGACTACTACAGACGTGTGCTGTGCGAGCCTAGCGCGAGCGGCAGGTGCCGCAGGTATCGCAGCAAGCCCATGCGCGGCTCGACCATGGCGAAAATCATCCAGTCCATGGAGCGCGACTACGGCTGCCGCTTTGAATACGTGAACCCGCGCTATGCAGCGCGGCGCATATGCGAATTGTTGGGGGTGAGCTATGAGTGAGCTGTCCGAGCTAGGACAGGCGGCAGTCTGGTACTGCGAGCACGGATTCGGCATCATCCCCATCCTGCCGCGGGGCAAGCGCCCGCTTACCGCCAACGGCCTCAATGACTGGTTCAACAACCCAGAGGACGCGCGCAAGCTGTGGACGCAGCGCCCTGACCTCAACATCGCAATCGTGTGCGGCAGCGCGTCAGACAACCTCGTGGTGCTCGACTTCGATGAGGACGACGACAAGGGCGTCCATGGCTTCGACACCCTCTCCGAATGGGAGGACGAGTCGGGCGAGCTGCCCGCCACCGCGACCGCGATCACAGGGCGCGGGGGCATGCACTACCTGTACCGCGCGGAGAAGCCATACCATCCGAGCGTGAACGTGGACCTTGGCGTGGACGTGCGCGGCGAGGGCAGCTACATAGTCGCCCCGCCGTCCGTCCATCCCAACGGGCGCGCCTACGAGTGGAACAGAGGCGACGCGCCATGGGAGCGCGACGTTGCGACCGTGGACGCCAACGTGGACGCATTCATCGATTACGTCCAGCGAAACGGGGGCGTGGGCCAAGACGATGCGGTGCAGGGGGAGCGATTCCAGCTGCCGCAGCGCATCAAGTCGGGCGAGCGCAATCACACGCTTTACGCCTACGGGTGCAGCCTGCGCAGCCGAGGTTACGCGGACGATGCAATCGACGCGATGCTGAGACAGGCAAACGAGCGCAACTGCGTGAAGCCCGTCGATGAGGCCGAGCTGAGGGGCATCATCAAGCAGGTGTGCAAGAAGGGACCCGGCCATGATGGGCAGGGGACGTTCCGCGGCGAGGACGTTGGGGTTGGCAAACCCGGCTCGTCCAGTGTCGCAACGCTGGAAACCAACAGCAACGGCTCCGTCAAGCAGACCACGAGCAACATGATCGTGGCGATGAACGCAAACGAGAAACTGTCTGGCCGCTTCTGGTACGACAAGATGGCGTACACGCGCATGGTCACGTGCCCCGTCCCTTGGGACGAGAGGGCGGGGGAGCGGCCAATCACCGACGAGGATTACGTCGGCCTGACCGCGTACCTCGAGCGCGCATACAACCTGACCTCCAAGGAGCGCATCATCGACGCGTGCCAGTTCGTGTGCAGGCAGAACGAGCGCAACCCCGTGACCGAATGGCTCGACTCTCTGGCATGGGACGGCGAGCACCGAATAGGGCAGCTGGTCGTGGACGCCCTGGGCGCCGATGACAATGCATACAACCGCGAGGTTGAACGCATATTCATGCTGGGCGCAGTGACGCGCGCATACGAGCCGGGCGCGAAGTTCGACTACATGCCCGTGCTGGTCGGCCCGCAGGGTATCGGCAAGAGCCGATACGTGGCGCTGCTGGCCCACGTGCCAGCGTGGTACAACGACAACTTCAACACCATTGACGGCGATGCCGCCGTGGAGAAGCTGCGCGGCCTGTGGATAGCCGAGATGGCCGAATTGCTCGCCACCAAGAAGGCGCGCGAAATCGAGGCAATCAAGGCGTTCATCACATCCACCAAGGACGTGATCAGGCCCAAGTACGCCCGCGAGACCGTCCAGCGCCTGCGTGTGTGCGTGTTCATCGGCACCACGAACAACCACGACTTCCTGACCGACGCGACGGGCAACCGCCGATTCCTGCCAGTGGAGTGCAACGCGACCACCTGCAACGACTGGATGTTTACCGACGATGCCGAATCCCACGTCGAACAGATGTGGGCGGAGGCCGTGCACATCTACAAGACGGAGCACCCAACACTCGTGCTCAACGCCGAGCTGCAAGAGGAAGCGCGCAGGCTCCAAGAGGCGCACACCGAGGAACATCCCGTGGTGACGCTGGCCACCAAGACCATAGGCGAGAAGCTGTTCGAGAAGAGAGCAGCGCCATACGGAACGGTTGGCGAGCGCCTGTGCACGCGCGAGGTGTTCCTGGCTATGCCCGGGGACGTCCAGCGCGGCGGACTCAACAAGCTGGTCCAGACCGACATCATCACGGCGCTCGACGCGAGCAGCGAGTGGGAGAGGATGTCTGGGAAGCAGAGGACGCGGGAATTCGGCTCTACGACATGCTGGATACCCGTGAGAAAGTAGGCAACGGCAACATGGGCAACGCCACGGCAACGCTATCTACCTGCGATTGTTTACCGTGTTTCCCATGTTGCCCTGATTCCTCTTGATTCTTTCTAATAAAGAAGAATAGAGAGTATAGGGAATATATAGGCGGCGGTGCGTCAACGCGCAACGCAGACCACCGAAAATCACCCCAAATAACTCAATCTATCTGCGAAAACAGCGAGCGTTGCCGTGCTTCGGCATGGGCAACGCTGCGCAACGGAAGGGAGACGATCACATGACCCACGACAAGACCGACGAGCTACGCCGCATGGCGAAGGCTCTGGGCATCAGGTACACGCGCGGCTACACGCTGCCGGGCGGCAGGCGCGTCAACGAGGACACCACGACCACGCTGCACCCGGCGTGCGTGACGTTCAGCGAGGACGAGGACGGCGCGCTGTGGTGCGAGGACGCCGTCAGCCCGCGGCAGGCGCTGGCGCTGGGATTGGTGGTGGAGTAGGTGACCGAGTACGAGAAGTTTCTGGACGGCAAGGCATCCGTGGTCGAGTCGTGCGGCTTCGAGCCGTCAGACGTGAACGGCATGCTGTACCCGTTTCAGAAGGACATAGTGAAGTGGGCGTGTCGCAAGGGCAAGGCGTGCATCTTCGCTGACTGTGGCATGGGCAAGACGGCCATGCAGCTAGAGTGGGCGCGCCAAGTCTCTAAGCACGTGGGAGGCGGCGTGGTGCTCGTGGTGGCGCCGCTGGCAGTTTCCGCCCAGACGGTTCGAGAGGGACGAAAGTTCGGTATCACCGTCAACCAGTGCCGCGATTCTGGTGACATTGTGAGCGGAATCAACATTACCAACTACGAGAAGCTTCACAAGTTCGAGGGCATAGCCGTTGACGGCGTTGTGCTCGATGAAAGCTCGATTCTCAAAAGCTACAGCGGCAAGGTGCGCAACCAGATTATCGACATGTTCAAAACTACGCCGTTCAAGCTGGCATGCACGGCAACGCCCGCGCCGAACGACTACATGGAGCTGGGCAACCACGCAGAGTTCGTGTCTGCCATGAGCCGCACGGAGATGCTGGCGACGTTCTTCATGCACGACGGTGGCAACACGTCTAAATGGCGGCTAAAGGGTCACGCGGTAGACCGATTCTGGGATTGGGTGAGCCAATGGGCGGTAACGGTCACATCACCTGCCGACCTTGGCTATGAGGTTGGCGGGTTCGAGCTGCCACCGCTGAACGTCAATACCGTAGTGGTTGAGTCGGACGCCCCCGTGGACGACACACGGCTCTTTGCCGTCGAAGCCGTCACGCTGTCAGACCAGCAAAAGGCGCGTCGCACGACCATCGAGCTAAAGGGGGACCGCATAGCCCAGCGCGTCAACTCTGACGATTCCCAGTGGCTTATCTGGTGCGACCTTAACGCTGAAAGCGAGTATCTGGCCAAGTCGATACCGGACGCATGGGAAGTGCGCGGCTCTGACAGCGACGAGTACCGCGAAAAGGCGATGCTTGGATTCGCTGACGGCTCCGTGCGCGTGCTTGTCACGAAGCCGTCAATCGCAGGGTTCGGCATGAACTGGCAGAACTGCAACCATATGGCGTTCTGCGGCCTGTCCCACAGCTACGAGCAGTTCTATCAGGCGGTGCGCCGCTGCTGGCGCTACGGCCAGACGCTGCCCGTGGAGGTCGACGTGGTAGTGAGCGACCAAGAGACGGCGATCGTGAGCAACGTGGTATCCAAGCGCGACGCGTCCGACGAGATGCAGGAGCAGATGACCAAGAGGAGCGCCCGAATCAGGACGGACGCGAGCATGACGGAGCGTGATTCCATGCCATACGTGACGGACGAGGCACGCGGGGACAAGTGGACGCTCAAGATGGGCGACTGCGTGGAGCGCGTGAGGGAAATCGAGACGGAGAGCGTGGGCTACACCATCTTCTCGCCGCCGTTCGCGTCGCTGTACACCTACACCAACAGCGACCGCGACATGGGCAACTGCAAGACCGACGAGGAATTCGCCGATCACTTCGGCTACCTGCTGCCCGAGCTTTACCGCGTGACCATGCCGGGGCGGCTCGTGTCGTTCCACTGCATGAACCTGCCGACCACGAAGGAACGCGACGGGTTCATCGGAATCCGCGACTTCCGTGGAGACCTCATCCGCGCGTTCGAGCGCGCGGGCTTTATCTTCCATAGCGAGGTCTGCATCTGGAAAGACCCCGTGACGGCCATGCAGCGCACCAAGGCGCTCGGGCTGCTCAACAAGCAGAAGAACAAGGACTCGTGCATGAGCCGTCAGGGCATCCCCGACTACCTCGTGACCATGCGCAAGCCAGGGGACAACCCCGAGCCAGTGAGCCACACCAACGAGCAGTTCCCCATCGCCATGTGGCAGCGCTACGCGTCGCCCGTCTGGATGGATGTGAACCCATCGCGCACCCTGCAGTACCGCAGCGCGCGCGAGAACGAGGACGAGCGCCACATCTGCCCGCTGCAGCTCGACGTGATAGAGCGCGGCATCGACCTTTGGAGCAAGCCCGACGATCTGGTTCTGTCTCCGTTCGCTGGCATCGGCTCCGAGGGGTACGTGGCGGTGAGCAAGGGCCGAAGGTTCGTCGGCATCGAACTCAAGCCGTCGTACTGGAACCTAGCGGCGAAGAACCTCAAGGCCGCGGAGGATTTGGCAAACCAGCTGACGTTGTTCGACTTCATGCGCGTGGACAACTGCCCTGTGAGCGCGTAGGGGGGCTACAGAAGCCACGCAACAACCGAAAACGACTAATTACCAAACGAGACAGAGAACGGGCCTGTGACGTGGCCCACGATAGCAAGAAGGGGGTCAGCATGGAGCTGAGCCAAGAACAAGTCAAGGGCGGCATCGTGTTCGGTGACTGGATGCTAGCGCCTCTGGACTCACGCAACTGGGAGCTGTGCCACAGGCACGTGGCCAAGGCCGTCGGGCGGCACAAGGGCGGGACGGACCGCGCCATCGTGGACGGCATGAAGGCCGACGTGCTGGCCGCGCTAGGCGGCGATGCGTGATGGCCAGGAAGTACCTTCCCCGCGCCGAGCGCGAGGAGGCGGAGGACGAGCTGCGCGACCTCGCGGGCTGGTTAGCAGGAATCATGCACGAGCACGGCGGGCGCAGCGCGATGGTGCGCGCCATCTGCGACGACGGGCGCATGGTCGTGGCGGGGAACCTGTACGTGCAGGGCAGCGGCATGGGCGCGCCCAGCGCCGCGCTCGAGTTCCGGGAGGAGCTGGACGATGAGTGAGCACACGCCCATCACGGGCGAGCTGCGCGAGGCGATGGTCACCGACCGCACGTTCTGCGACATGGGCGGTCACGCAATCGCGCGTGACCTCACCATCACGCAAGCGGAGTTCGACCGCATCTGCGACGCCATCGACGCCGTGCACGCGGGGCTGGAGCGCGAGAACGCGGAGCTGCGCGAGCGGCTGGCGGTATTGGATAATGCGGACGAGAATATGCACGACGGCTGGGTGCGCCTGCCAGTGGACGCGGACGGCGAGACCATCCACGTGGGAGACGTGATGGAGAACATTATCTGCCCGTCCGTCCACCGTGAGGTAACGGGCGTTGGGGTCGAGTGCTTCTACGGATGGGACGATGGCAACGGTCGCTACTCGCAGTTCGACGTTAACTGCTATCGCCACCACCACGCCACGACCGTCGAGGACGTGCTGCGGGAGATGCACGCGGAGCTTGACGAGGTGACCGCGCTCTATGTGGGCGAGGCCATCGACTCGGACGAGCGCGACCGCGACGAGGCGCGTATCTTCGCCGAGTACGCCGCCAAGCTCCGTCTGGCAGGTGATGCCTCATGACCGCGACCGCCGCGCTCTACACGGGCCTGCTGACGGGCGCCCTGCTGGGCGTGGGGCTGATGTGCCTGCTGATGGCGGGCGGAAGGGGGTGGCGCGGGTGAGCGCGACCGAAGTTCTGCGCAGTCTGCTGGACGAGCTCGGGGTGGAGCACGAGGGCACCGACCGCTCGCTAAGGTGGCGTGACCGCAACGGCGTGATGATGCAGGCATTCCCACTTGCCGACGGCGAGCTGGGGATGGATGTATGGAGCTGCACCCCCGAGCAGGCCATCGCCGCCACGCTGGGTTCGTGCAACTGCACGAACGGTGAACGAACGGGGACGTGCATAGCCGACGAGACGGAAACATGGGAGTGCGTCTGTGACCAGATAGGCCGCTACGGCAAGCGCGTCACCGTACACGTCATGGAGTGCAGCGAGTGCGGGCGAACCTACGAGCACGTCAATGGGCCGTACGAGTATTGCCCGCATTGCAGGGCGAGAATCACGGAGGTGACCGATGGCTGAGTACGTGGTCGAGGAACCTAGCGACCGCAGCGCGTCATGGCGAGTGCACGAGCGCATCGTGCGGTGCAGGGATTGCAAGCACTACAGCGAGCACGAATGGATTATCGCAACCGACGTGAGCGACGTATGCCACTTCTGGCATGGGGAGCCGACAAAGGTCGAGCCTGATGGCTTCTGCGCGTGGGGTGAGCGCAAGGAGGTGGACGGATGAGCGAGAGTGAATACAGAATCGTCGCAATAGTGGACGGTGCCGAGCACACCATCGACACGCTCGGTTGCTGGGGGCCGAAGCAAGACTACCTTCCGACATCAAACGCACGCCTTGAGAGGGCCAAGGAGAAGCTTGCCGACTACCGTAAGTACCGACGCATCCTTAGCAGCGTTCAAGACGTTACAAGGCCAGAGGACATCTGGATTGAGCAGCGCGAGGTCAGCGAGTGGAGGAAGCTCGCTGGGGGTGGAGTGGTACCCGAAAGTTGCATTCGCATTGAAGAAGAGGGGTCAATCCGCCCAATCCCGAGGGCGAGTGTCATTTTCGAGGGCCAGAAATTTACATTCGATGACGAGGACAGCGCAAGGTTCATGGAGATTGTCGAGCGACACCTTCGCAAGCTGGCCGGGTTGGTGGTGACCGCCTGATGGGCCTTTCGAGCGGCGCGACCCCGCGCCTGACGTGCGACCGCTGCGGGTGCCCGACGTGGCGGCTCTACCGCACGCCCGCTGGGTGGCTGTGCCCGATGTGCCGACGCGAGGGGAAGCCCGGCGGCACCGCGCGGCGCGTGATCGCGGGCGACCCCGACACCGACTGCGCGACGGGCCACTGCGAGTGCGGCGCGTGCGGCGAGCCGATAGACCCGTGGGACCGTTTCTGTAAGCACTGCGGAATCAGATTGGAGGACCAATGACCGAGCATGTGAGCGCCACGCTCGTGGACCACGACACGCTGCTCGTGGACGGCGTGCCGTTCGACAGACGCAGCGCGGAGCCGATGCCCGCGCCGCGGGACGGCACCGCGGCTGGCCGACGCCTCGAGAGCCTGTACCACGGCGAGATACAGCGCATGGAGCTGTGCCAGCGAATCGTGCACCTCGAGCAGCTGGCCGCGCTGATGTGGCAGGCAATCGACGGCGACGCCGACGCGCTGCGCCGCGCCCGCTCCGAGACGCGCGCGCTGGGGCTGGGCTGATGTACCGCACCGCCCGCGAGTTCTTCGAGGCGGCGCGGGAGGCCGCACGCGACGCGCAGCGAATCAGCCGCCAGCTCGACGGCATGGAGCGCCGCGCCCTCGCCATGGGCGGCGGGGGCTTCGAGCCGCGCGTAAGGAGTACGCCAGACCCCGACCGCATAGGCCGCGCCGTCGGCTCGCTGCTCGACAACGAGGCCATACTGCTCCAGCGGCAGGAGTCGGACTACGCGCTCATCGACGCGGCCTGCGCCGTGCTCTACGGTCCCGACAACCGTAGCGGCCTGTACGCGCTCGTGGGCTGGCCCGCGGATGCCATCTTCCACCACTACCTCGCCCTACGCACGTGGGACGAGGTGGCCGACCTGATGGGCTACTCCGCTCCGCACGTTCGCCGTCAGGTCGCCGCCGCGCTGGACGTGGCCGACGCCAACGGCCAGATGTGGACGGAGCTGGGCGTCGGCTCCGCAACTTGAGCACGAATGAGCACATCGGCGCACCTGTTTCCGTGGTATGGATACATTGGACCAGTCAGCCCCTGCGCGAGAGCGTGGGGGCTTTTTTGTTAGGGCGGCACCATGACGAACCCGCGCTACTCGAACGGCAACGCGCGCCGCAAGTTGCGCGTCCGCATCCGCGCCCGCGGGGACGAGTGCGGCATCTGCCACGGGCTTCGCGGTCCCATCCGCTACGACCAGCCGAGCGATGCCAAGCATCCGCTGTCCTTCGTGCTGGACGAGGTGCACCCCGTGAAGCTGTGGCGTCAGTACGGATACGCGTCCGCGACCGCAGCCGCGCTCGACCCCAGCAACGTGCAGGCCGCGCACTACATATGCAACGCCGAGAAGGGTGCGCGCGACGCGTTCGAGATCACGGGACGCCAGCCGCGCAGCATCGTGACCTCGAGGCCGCGCTGAGGGGTGGGCGGGGCATCCCGGGCACCCCCCGAAAGGCGAC